TCCAACCCATTGTATGCAGCCAGGGCGAACGAAGACGAGTCGTTTATTAGAAAATACAGAGACGAAAAATTCCCGTTAAAGAAATGAATGATTGATGTAAATATTTATATCAACGTATCAGCAAGTGGCACGAGGCGAACCGCCAAATCCTCCGAGGGACCACTCCAGGACATCGTGCGTTTCCGAGTTGGGGGAACGCAGTAGAGGGCCTAGGGCGACGCCACTGGTGTACTTTTCTTTCCGTTTGTTCATAACAATGAATGAGACCGCGGCAATAAGCGCCAGCAGCAGCATCAGTACAACCAATTGCATCGTTTTACATTTACATATATTATTTTCATTTTAGCAGGACGGAATTGAATATGATTCCGAGGACCGGGGCGTCCAGGGTGCTCGGAATCTGTATATCATATCGTATAAATACTTACGTGCTTGTTTAGCAGTTAAACTTGGCACAATATTCGTCGTGGGTCGTGACTCCTTTGTTTTGCGGTACGGGGGGCAGAACCTTAGGGCTGTCTGCGAATTCCTTCACGGTGGAGGGGAGGCCGTAGTAGGCGTCGTCAAACTTTTCCTTCTTGGGCGGCGACGAGGACGTTTTAAAAATCTTCCCGAAGAAGAAGCCGGCTAGGAATATAACGACGAGTAGCGCCACGAATACGAGGGGGTGGTCTGGGATGAACTTCATCGTGTATATAAGTGTAAAATATTTTTATTTAGGTGTCGTGGGGGGTGTCGCGGGGATGGAGTTTGCTTTCCTCGCGTCTAGGATGCTGTCTATCATCGTCCCTATGACGAACGCGATGAGCATGAGCGTGAAAACAAGCCCGGGAGTTTTGTCTAGGACGTCTGCAATCATCGTGCTATACATTTACCAAATATTTTTTACAACCGCGGCGTAATATTTCCAAATTTTTAGTATTGGCATTTGTAAATGGACGATGTTCAGACTATTCTCGAAAAAGGCCGCGATGAGACGTACATCTTCCTCGCCGATTCTTCGAAGCGCGACAGGGAAGCGTTTCCGTCTTCCGCGGAATACGAGGTCTCTTTCAACGCCCAGTTTAGAAACGTGACCAAGTTCGAGATTCTCAATGTCAACATCCCACGCACGGATTACCTCGTCGACAGCTCTGAAAACCAGCTCGTGTATGCCATAGGGCAGCCGAGTGGTATCGACACGTGGCAGAGCGACTTGACTCAGATACGGACTGCCAACATTACTCCGGGGGACTACAATCTCAGCCAATTGGTTGACGAAATAAACTCGCAGCTCACCGCCGTCGCAAACGCGTTCGGCGACACCACGGTGTTGCTAGCGGCCCCCACGACCAACCCCAGTGAGATTTCGAACAAGATAAACCTGACAGGTTCCGCTCCGTTCGCGCTTTTGAACGGGAGCATAAACTCCACTATAGGTTTTGGGGACCCTGTAAACGTGAAACAGGCTGCGTCTACTAGGTACTACTCTACCGTCCCGGGGTATACCGTTAACTACCCCAACGGCGCTGACAACGTGTTCCTCGCGATCCAGAGAGCAGTCCCTGGCGCGCCAACTATAAACGAGTTCGTGGGCGTCTTCCCCCCCGGCGACGCCACGAGCTTCTACCCCATCTACACCGGTCAGGTTCTGCGCCAGTATTTTACCGCGGCAAGCGCCGGGACACCAACGACCGTGACGGGGTATTTCTCTGACCTCGCCGCCGCTCCCTTCGGGGGGTTCGCCCTTAACGTACAAATAGGGTACGCCGGGAATAATACGCCGATAGCAACGGGTACCATAACTAGCATAGACTCGGAGCTTACCCCTGCAGTTTCCAACACTCTCGCCGTGACATCGAATTTCGTCCAGGGGGAGTCGTACTACGTGCAGTTTACATCGGCAACTTCGACCACGGCGAGCAACTGCACTTCGCTATGGTTCCATTCGCCGAACCTGCCCCCTTCCCCCGGGGCTTACATGACGGTGAACGGAAACGTGGTAAACCCAGGGCAATACTTTGCGACGACGGTAGTCGCCGGTGCCATGGGATACAACTTGACTTCGCCCGGAATTGTGAACATCCGCGGCGCTAGGTACATCAAGATACGGTGCAAGGAGCTCGAACAGATGATTTACAGGGACAGGGTGGGCGAACCATCGACGGCCGGTGTGGGAATAGTAAACCTCATCGGATACGGGTACTCGCAAGAAAGGTACAACTTCAGTTCGGTGCCCGCCAAGAGTTTCTTCCCCATTGGCAAGCTCCAAAAACTGACGTTCAGGCTAGAACGCCCTGACGGGTCTTTGTACGAGACGAACGGGGTGGACAACAGCTTCCTGTGCGCCTTGACATACAGGGTAGTTCCAAATTCGTCAAGTACCACGGTATTTGATGGCCCGGGCAAATTTCCAGCCGCCCCGGGGTACAGCGGGGACTATATACAAACGCTACAACACAGATGGAAACAAGAGGCAGAGGCAACGTATCAGAGCCATAATAAAGCTACTTATGATCGGTGTAGACCACGAACTGGCTAGTAGGTTGTGGTCCTCTTCCATCCCTCGGAGCAGCCGCAGCCCTTCTTCTGCGCCGTGAACATGAACACCACAATATCCTCCACAAAATTGTTTTGGTCGTTTTCATCGGTATCGCCATTGTAAATCACGTTGTCCTTATCAGAGTTTTCGACGTCTACGAGCAGTGGCACGATTGGTTCATCTTCTTCGTCCGACACGGCGAACCGCGGGTCGAAGAAGCCCGGGGAAAGTTCTAACGATTCATGTGACGACATATACTACTATAAAATATTTATTTTTTGCCACCTGGCAAACTTTCACACTCGCTGGAACCTTCTGTAATCTCCGAGTTCAACGGCGAGTTTCGGGGGCTTGTCTTTGCCGGTCGGAAGCACGGCAGTCAGTATATCCGCGGGGTCCCAAGTAGTTTCGGGGATGTCGTACTTGTAAGTGGGCCTGTACAGGGCCATCGTGAACTTCTCTTTCTTTCCCGCAAAGAACCACCAGGCGGTGGTGGCGACGACGACGGCGAGGGCCAGAATCAGAAGCGCATTCATCGTTGTATACAATACAGAAACATTTTTTAATTCTCTGGGTCAAATGACAACAACCTCTTTCGCATATATAAACGTATAAACGTAAATTGTATCACAAGTAAATATGTCGGTAGTTCGCACAGCCGTCGCCAACGCCATGAACCGGATCATACGGTCTTCGGGCGAGTCATGTCAGCTCCACCGGCTGTACAAAATATCGTTTGCGAACGGAAAGTCGTACGTAGGACAGACGAAGAAACTCCCCGAGGAGCGCGCAAGGGAGCACGCGCGCAATTCGTCCAAGTGCACCAAGGTGCTAGAAGAAATGCGCAGAAAAACCCCGTTTCGCGTAGAGACGATCGCGGTGACCGGGGCGCACAACATAGATGCGCTAGAAAAGGTGGCCATCGCCATCGAAAAGACGCTGGTGAGCTACGGCGGTCTAAATATCACCGTTGGCGGTCCAGGGGTAAAGAAAGCGAACGACGAGTATGAGAAATTCGCGGACGAGGTCAAGATGGTGTATGCGAAAATTGCAAAGGGGCGGCACGTGTCATACGATATTATGTTTATGAAAGGCGAAACCGTTCTAACCGAAGAGGAGTTCAAGGCTATCAGGACTCTGAAACGGCCGTAAGCGCGGCAAGCTTTGTCTCTAAATCGTCAATTCTCTGAATGCAACGCTGCAGGGCGCCGTACATGGCAAAGTATATCTGCGAAGTATCTAGGAGTTTGCAATCCTCTAGACCGAACATGTCTTGCGTGACTACGGATTTTGGCATGAATTGTTCTACGTCTTGGGCGATAAAACCTATCTGGTTCTTGTCCCCTCCAGTGGGTACAATATCGTTCCATGTAAATCTCTTCAAAGGCAACGAGCGAACGAGGTCTTCGCACCAAACTGAGTTTGCTAGGGTGACGTTACCCTTGAGACGATTGTCAGAAGTTGCCGTCCATGAACCGCCCCCTGGTTTAAATGCACTAGCTCCTGTGATTGTAATGTTGCCACTCGCGTCGAGTGACAAAAATTGATTGTTGTTTGCCATCACTGTCTGGTTGTTTCTTGAAGTTAGCGTACTGTTTTGTCCAACAACTGTCAGACCAGTATGCCCGTTCACAGTCAAGCTCGTACCAATGGCTGTAACGCTTGTAACCCCCGAAACCAAGGTTATATTGGAACCAAACGCATATGCATTTGATACAGCCGCGGAAGAACTTGTCGAATCGTTCCCGATGATCACGTCATACCCAATGCCGTAAGCCCGCGAAGCATTGGCCGCGCTGGTAACACCCGAGCCAAGATAAGAAGTTTCTCCCACGAACAGACATTTGGTCCCGGTCCCAGCTCCCACCGTAGAACCTATGCATATGTTTTCATTTCCCGTTGTGTTCCCATTTGCACCAGAGCCCGTGTTATTAGAGCCTATGAATATGTTTCTGTCTCCGTTGGAACCCAAGCCGGCCCTAGAACCAATGCAGACATTAGTATATCCATTCGCGGATGCATCCGAGCCAATGAACACGTTTGTATCTCCCAAAACGAGAGTGTTTCCGCTGTTTGGGCCTATGCAAATATTAAAGTTGCTGGTATTGATACCTAACCCCCCCGCACTTGTCCCCACGCACGTATTGTTCCGCCCCGTCGTTATCCCTGATCCAGCATAAGGACCGATGCATGTGTTTCGAGCAGATGTCATGCTGTTGCCGCTATCAACCCCGATACATACGTTGTAATTCGAGTTCCCAATTTTCTGCCCGCTTCCGGCCCCTATACACACATTGACAGCGCCAGTAGTTATACCGTTGCCAGCGGAAGAACCGATACACGTGTTACTGTACCCAGAAGTTATATTTTGTCCCGCGCCGAAGCCTACACACGAATTATACGTCCCCCCATTCGTCGTGGAGTTCCCTGCCCGATATCCAACCGCGACGTTAAAACTCCCCTGTCCCCCAGACTCGGTGCCCACGAATGTGTTCTGAATCCCCCCTACGAGGCCATCGCCAGCGGACTTTCCGATGAGAGTGTTTGAACTTCCCGTTGTAACAGTATTCCCAGTGTAGATACCTACAAACGTGTTGTCTGTCCCCGTTGAGGCTAAAGCACTTCCCGCATACGACCCAACAACCGTATTATTAAACCCAAGTCGACCTGCCAAAAACCCGATTACCGTGTTAAGGTTTCCGGTGGTTAGTCCGGGCGAGGAAAATGCCCCGATAAGAGTATTATTAACACCGGTAGTGACATTAGCTCCCACGGAATACCCTACCATGGTATTGTTGCTAGCAACTGATGTCGTAGATGTTCCCGAAAAACTGCCCACCACGGTGTTTTGCGTCCCTTGTTGTCCTGCGTTATATCCTATGTACGTGTTTAGGTTCCCGGTGGTAAGCTCTTGGCCCGCGACCGACCCGAGGATGGTGTTTTTCGTACCGGAGGTGAGCTTGGTTGCCGTAGCATGCCCCACGAGTGTGTTGTTCATAGCAGTTTCTTCAAATTCAATCCCAGACAAACTGCCCACCACGGTGTTCTGCGTTCCACGCTGTCCTGCACTATATCCTATATACGTGTTGAAACCCCCGGTGGCGAGCCGTTGAGCCGCGAACGACCCGAGGATGGTGTTGGTAGTTCCGGTTGTGACGTTAGCGCCCGCAGAATATCCTACAATTGTATTGTAGTTAGCCCCATCCTGCAAAGCGACCCCCGAAAAACTTCCCACTATGGTGTTCTGTGATCCCTGGTTTCCCGTGTTGTATCCCACGTACGTGTTAAGGTTCCCGGTGACAAGCCCCTGGCCCGCGAACGCCCCGAGGATGGTGTTTTCGATACCCGTGATGACGTTCGAGCCTGCGGAATATCCTACAGTGGTGTTATTATCAGCCTCGTTGGTCATGTCGGTCCCCGAATAACTGCCTACTGCTGTGTTCCGCGACCCTTGTTTTCCCGTGTTGTACCCCACGAACGTGTTCAGACTCCCGGTGACAAGCCCCTGGCCCGAGTACGCCCCGAGGACGGTATTGTTTACACCAGTCGTGATAACATTTCCCGCGGAAAACCCTACCACGGTGTTATTATCAGCCCCGTCGGTCATGGAGGTCCCCGAATTACTGCCCACTGCTGTGTTCTGCGTCCCCTGGTTTCCCGTGTTGTACCCCACGTACGTGTTAAGGTTCCCGGTGGTAAGCCCCTGGCCTGCGCGTGACCCGAGGACGGTGTTGAAGGCACCCGTGGTGACAGCATTTCCCGCGGAAAACCCTACCACGGTATTAAGGTTGCCACCATTTTCCATGGCGGTTCCCGAAAGACTTCCCACTATGGTATTCTGCGACCCCTGGTTTCCCGTGTTATATCCCACGTACGTATTCAGACTCCCGGTGGCAAGTCCCTCGCCTGCGTATGACCCGAGGACGGTATTGTTTACACCAGTCGTGACGTTCGCGCCTGCGTAAAAACCTACCAGGGTATTATTTCTAGCCCCGACGGCCATGGAAGTTCCCGAATTACTGCCTACTACTGTGTTCTGTGATCCCTGGTTTCCCGTGTTGTATCCCACGTACGTGTTAAGGTTTCCGGTAGTAAGCCCCTGGCCCGCGAGCGACCCGAGGATGGTGTTGTCGACACCACTTTCGAGATCGACTGCCGAAAAATGCCCCACGAGCGTGTTGTTATTAGCTCCTACTGCCATGGCAACCCCCGAATAACTCCCTACAGCGGTGTTCTTCGCCCCTCGTTGCCCAGCGCTAAACCCTACATACGTGTTAAAGGTCCCGGTGGTAAGTCCCTCGCCTGCGTATGACCCGAGGAGGGTATTGTTTACACCAGTCGTGACGTTCGCGCCCGCGGAAAACCCTACCACGGTATTATATTCAGCCCCATTCGCCATAAAAGCCCCTGAATAACTGCCTACTACTGTGTTCTGTGATCCCTGGTTTCCCGTGTTGTATCCCACGTACGTGTTAAGGTTCCCGGTGATAAGCCCTGTGCCCGCGTTCGACCCGAGGATGGTGTTGTCGACACCACTTTCGAGAGAGGTTGCCGCATAATATCCCACGACGACGTTATTGTTTGCCGCTTTACTCATCGAATTTCCAGAGAGACTTCCGACGATGGTATTTCTGTTGCCGTCTTTTCCAGAATATGCTCCCAGAACGGAATTTAACTCCCCGGACATCGTCTTAGACGCGCTTGTCCCTATGATAGTATTAACATTCCCGGAACTCGCATTTCCCGCGTCACATCCTATTATCGTGTTTCGAACTCCTACGTTCCCGGCAGCATATCCAATGTACACGTTGAAATCTGACGCCTGCCCAGGCGTCAGCGGTGCAGTAGGACCGGTGTAAGCACCAACAAAAACATTATTGGCTGCGTTGCTCATAGAATTTCCGGCGCGATACCCTATGATACAGTTAGTGGCTCCAGAAGCAAGTGCCCCGGACTGGACGCCCATGAATACGTTCTGCGACCCGGTAGATCGTACCCCCGCGCCTTGGCCAAAAACGCAGTTGTCTGACCCCAGAACTCTGCCAGCCCCTGCCCCCACGATGCTGTTGTTGCTTTCTATTTGAAAACCAGACGTTGACCCAAAAATACTGTTGTTGTTTCCGACATCTAGCCCCGCAGCAAAGCCTGTAATAGTATTGTTTGTGCCAACGTTCGAACCCGACGCAGCTCCAATAATCGTGCTTCTCTCTCCTGTTACACTACCCGCGTTAGCGCCAACCACTGTGGCAAGGTTGCCCACGTTTTGAGAACCTGCCTGAAAGCCTATGGCTACCGTGCTATACGTGTCGTTTCCCGCATATTTCCCCGCTCCCGATCCGACGAATACGGTTTTTTGAGCGCCAGAATATCCCGATTCGAACCCCACGAATGTAGAGCTAACGGAATTTCCGCACTGCAGTCCCGCGTTGGCGCCTAGTACGGTCGTTTCTGACCCGGTTGTCATGTATCTTGCCGCCTGATACCCGAGGGCGACATTTCTGCAGTTCGCCATGTACTGCCCCGCGTTCTTCCCTACGATTACGAGCTGGCACCCCGAGGCATACTGTCCAGCGCCAGGGCCTATTATAACGGAGTCCGACACATTCGCTGAGTTTCCCCCATTACCACCCTGGTAGTTTCCTATGATAATCGTGTCGTATACATTTGTCGTACTTGCGCCGGCGTTGACTCCAATGAAGATATTGTTGCCCCCATTCTTGTTATTGAACCCGGCATTTACACCAACGTACACATTGTTGGAACCATCTGTCGCGTTCTGTCCGGTACCGGCCCCCACATATGTGTTGTTGCGTGTGTTCCCGGCTGCTTTTCCCGAGCTAGACCCCACGAATGTGTCGTTCGTAGACAAGGTCGCGTTTCTTCCCGCGGACTCTCCAATGAACGTAGAACCGACTACGTTGAGCCCGTAGTAAGCGGCCGCTGCCCCTATGGCAACGTTCCGCTTCCCGCTGCGGAATCTGCCCATACTTTTCCAGCCCACGCAAGTGTTATAAGAGCTGTCCGTTTGGTACTCTGCAGATTCGTACCCTATGGCAGTGAGACCCACGACATTGGCCGCGTACTGCGAGCTCCCCGTGCCAACCGTTGTCGTAGACTCTATGTCTTGCATTTCCGCGCCGGAGTACGCCCCGAGAACCACTGTGTTCGACACACTCTGTGAAGACATCATCGCGTTTGCGCCGACCCCCACATTTCGCTGACACGACGGATTGTGTTCCGGTATCCGAGTTCCCGCGTTGAGCCCCACATAGGTGCTGTCGTAGCCATCGACAAGAGAAATATTGTCGAGCTGCAATGAATACGCACCTTTACCCGCAAGGGTATAATCCTGGAAATTTTTCGCTGGCTGCATATATGTGTTGCTTACATTTTAAATATTGAAATTTTCAACGCATCATTTTCCAGTAGACCCGAACCCGCCATCGCCCCGCTCCGTCTTGGGAAGTTCGTCTACGACCGAAACATCAAGCATCTCAATTTTCTCAATGACCAATTGTGCGATTCGATCTCCTTTCTTAATTTCGTAGTCAACGCCGGATGTGTTGTAGAGAATAATTTTTATCTGACCTGATTAACGACGGACCATCTATAACCATAAGCACTCCTATTTTCCATATCAATAACGTTTGAAATAATAGCTGAACCCGCGGTCGGATAAGAAGACCGGATGAAACGTAAAGCAGAAATAAGACTATGAAAATTTTCTATGGTTCCGTCTGTTTTTTTAATAGCACGCAAGTGTATTATTTTTTCATTAGGACCATATGTTCTATTGTCATTTTCACCATCAAAGTTATATTGTTCTTGATATTCTAGATAAACAGAGTATTTCCGTTACATCAAAGCTGATGAAACCTGAAGATTTCTTATGAAACCTTTATCTTCCGGTGCTTCCAAATCCACCTTTCCTCGAAGTCTCGTCAAGTTCATCAACGACCTCGACATCAAGCATCTCAATCTTTTCAACGATGAGCTGTGCCACGCGGTCCCCTTTCTTGATCTCGTAATCAACGCCGGATGTGTTGTAGAGAATAATATTCACACTTTGACGATAGTCCGCGTCCACCACCCCGGCAAGGACGTCAATGCCGTGCTTGAAGGCCAGGCCGCTCCGAGGAGCGACCCTGCCGTAGGTTCCCACGGGGACCTTGACCGCCAGGCCCGTGGGGACCGCCACGCGCCCCATGGACGGGACCACGATGTCTACAATTGACGATAGGTCGTACCCGGCGGACAGCTCAGAGCCACGGCTGGGGACGATGGCGGACGCGTCAAGCTTCTTCACGAAGAGGGCGGACATTGTTACCACGTTCGCAGCCTACGTTGGTATAACACACGCCGCTTGTCAATATGCCGTATATCGTTGTGCGATTGCCTATACTTTTCGCGTTGCCCGAATTGTTTAAGTTTGCACGATGGAACAACTTTCTGCCGAGTTCATGAGCATGTTCAACTGCATGGCAGACCTGAAACCCAAACACATATTTCCCACGCCCATCCACCTTAGCACGATGACCCTGTCTGGCAAGTTCAACAGCGGAGACACTCCGATCCCCGTAGAGGCCATTCGGTCTTGCATGGCAGATGTCGTGACAGAAGAGGGTCTCCAGCTTGCCACTCCGAAGGTCGTGAAGCGTCGGGACACGGCCGTTCGCAATACGAACATGAAGAAATTCGATCACCAGATTTCTTTCACCCTCGGCACCTCGTCTATGAAAGTTTTTTACAACGGCGCGGTCCACGGCACCGGGTTTTCGTCCGCCGAAGACTTTGTGAACATGGCGAAAGTAGTGGCTAGACAAATAGCGGACATTGCTGACATCGAGCTAGAACTGGTAGACGTGAGAATCAACCTCATAAACATGTCTACGTCCACGGTAGACGCTTTCTCGAGACCCGTCAAATTCAACATGAAGCGCCTCGCCGCAGCTTTCGACGAGAGAGGCGTGCACGCGTATTTCAACCCCGAGCAGCATCCCGCCGTGAAGGTCCTATTGTTCGATTCGAAGAAGAAACTGTGCACGGCATTTATTTTCCCCACTGGCTCGATTTCGATCTTCGGGTCTAAAGAGCCGAAGCACATTGCGCAAATATACAAGACGCTGTTCGAAGTAATGGACGATAACTTTGAACTCGCGCAGGTGTGCGAACTTAGAAAGACGACGCTGAAAACACGCCTTGACATAACACACGGATACCATTCGTATAGTGTAAGACTTTTGAGGTGATTATTAATTGCTGAAAAGGACGCCTCCCATGCCATCTTGTATGCGCAAAACGTTAAAACTCACCGCGAATATGGCTATTTTCGTGAACTTTGTGAGCGCCGAATTGAGGGTGGTCGACGTGTCGAGGACCTGTGATATGGTTGCCGCGGACGCCTTTTTATTCGTGAGAGTCAGCGTCGCCATGTCCACGCGACTGAAGTTCATCGTGCCCGCGGAATCCTGATCGTTCGCGTTGACGCCAAAAGAATACATGTAAATACCCGCCGACGGAGCCTGCTTCAGTGCCTGAGTGGTTTGCACCAAGTTGAAATAGGTCCCGGGGCGCTCGCTGAATCGGTCCACGCCGTTTATGCGAAGAATCGCCGAGTCGAGAGGTGCATATCCGTCGTTTGATTCGAACTGGTTAGAGTTTGTAGTGTAAATCCCGTGGAGGTTCGTCTTGTAGACCCACATAATATAACGCGTCGGATGGTTGAATGACATATCAAAACTTTGCGGTGTCACGCCCTTCTCTGAAAACTGCGGGTTTAGCGTGTTCATCTGCACCTGTTCTATGTTGTATTCGTGCGGAGCCTGGGCAAAATACGTTCTCTCGGTCTTGTCCAGGAACACGTAATCCGCAAAAAACCTTGCCGTCGGCATGTAGTTTACGTCAACGCCAGGGATGTTGTACGGTTCGTTGAACGTTATCCGGACCTGCACGTCGTGATATTGCAGGGCGACGAGCGGAAGGGCCATGGACAAGTGGCGCGTGAAGAACAGCGGGAGGTCGAGGTAGAAGGTTCTTACGGCACCGGGGGGGTCGTCGGGACGAAAGTTCAACATCCTGTAGTTTGCCGCTCGCATTTCAACGTCGTTAGAAGTTTCGTCGTGAATTCGGAGCCACGTTGCCGCATCGTCTATGACATACACGTCCTGGCCTCCGATAACGACGGCGATAGATTTTATGAACTGCTCTACTGGGTAAAAGGACGGGATGTTCGACTTCTTCATAGTCACTTGAAGAACGCACGACTTTATGAGATCTCCCTGTCGCGCGACAGTTATCATTGACGGAGAACCGTAGTTGATGTCAAACACGGTTTCAATTGACTCGATGGCAAAGTTCGTTTTGCGAACAGATGTCCGTTTCCAAAGGCTTCTTTGAGGATCTCCGGTCAAGAAAACATCCTGTGCGCCTGTCGCAATCAGCTGCGAGAGTGCCCCCATTTGAGTATAATCTTTATTTTTATAATATATTTTTATCGCATATTTTACAAAAAGTTTCTCACGTAAGCCTCGGCCTCTCCCTTGGTGAGCGGTCTCATCGAACCCCGTGTCCTTATCTTGTTTTCAGAATAAAGCTCCATTTCGGCGTCTAGAGCGTCTACATTGAGAGTGTTGTATTTCACAGTTTTCTGAGTCTCTGTCCTTGCCCCCGTGAGGGAAATGGCGGCCTTTGCCTTCTCTATTTCTATCTGTTTCAGTATGTTGTTATACTCGTCCGCAGCTGCCGTTTCGTCTTTCGCCTTGCGCTGCTTGGTGTTCTCGACCACGATCTGCGATATAGGGACACTTTGCGAAGCTTTGGTGGCTTTTTCGGTCTTGAAGGTGTTCATGACTTTCGTAAACGTCATGTTCGCTTTATCCGCAAATTCCTTGGTTTTACTCTTAATCGCGGAAAGCTCGCTGACAAGCTTCGAACTGGGTTTTGCGGCATTAACGATTGCATCCGGGCTTACGGGGGTGGCCGGCGCTTTTGAACTGAACGCGGTCTTTACAGCGCCGCCGCGAACACTCTTCTTACCGGAAAAGGCGTCTTGTATGTCCCCCCAGTTTTTGTAAACGTAAAACGCTATCACAGCAACGGCCAGCAGAGCCGTCGCGACGATGCCAAAAATGTACCGTTTCTTCATTTAATATTATTAAATATTATTCTCGCAGTCGGCGTCATCAAATATCACGTTTAAAGACTCGAACGGTAACGTCCGTTACATCAAAGCATGTAGATTCCATAAGAAATATGCTTCAGATCTACTGAGAGACGTTATTGTAGTCCAGATTTAATACGGCCCGATGCGCACGTTACGTAATTGGAAACTCGAAGGCTTCACCCTAGTCATATTGTTATCCCCGCCAAAGAAGGAGTTAAAATTAATCTCGCTGATGTCCATCCCATTTCGAACCCTCCATATGATGCCGTCGCTCTCCCTCGTGAGACTTTTTGGTCCGGCGACGCTCATATACAGCTTTCCGTTATTCTTTCCCACGTCGTTCATCAAAATTCCGAGCGTCACGGTATACCAGGAGCCCGTCGCTGAAAAAATTTGATTGAAATCCTTTTTCCAAATACCGAGGCCGCAGTTAGGGTCCCCCATGGCGGTGATGAACGCTGGCTGCTTTCCTTTTGTCGACGTAGGGAAATACGTGTATGCTTGGCCAGACCGCTGGTGTTCCCACATCAAACGAAGGCTTCCCCCGGTGTCCGAATGGCTGCACCCGCTCGCCGCCCCGCTCCCGATGTGCAGCCCCCCGACCTTTCCTCTGGCATCCGTGGGTCCGTCGTCGAACGAAAACCCTGGGGCAAAGTTTATTTCAAATGACAGCTTGGCGCCGTTCTTGAACTGGCTAGGCACCGGCCACGATTTTCCCCAAGCTTTCTTCCCCCCGGCAATTGTTTTGTTGTTCAGGTTAGATGTTATCGTTTCTCCCATGATGAGGACGGAGCCCGCCGACGGCGCTGGGGACGGCACTGGGGACGGCGCTGGGGACGGCACTGGGGACGGCGACGGCGACGGCACGGGCTTGGGCTGCTTCGGGGCCCCCGCGTCTTGTGTCTGCGTTTTCATATACTCTTGGAAAGTTGTTTTAGCGCTGTTAATCTTCGCATTTAGCGCTGCCAACGTATCCTGAGCTGCCTTTACAGCGGCCTGCTTTGCGGTCGCGCTTTTGACGAGCCGGTCCTTAGCATTTTTTTCCGCCTGTATCCGCATCTCCGTGGCTTTTTTGAACGCCGCATCCGCATCCTCGCGCTTCGCCTTTACTGCTGCAAGGGCATCCTGAGCTTTCTTAATGTTTTCGGACACTATGCTGTCGGAAAGTTTGCCGTATTGTTCCGAGGCGGCCGAGGCGTTCTGCGTGGCTTTTAGTATGGCCTCGTCTGCGCTGGCAAGTTCTTTTTTCCTCAGGTCTTCTAGAGCCTTAGCAGCTTCAAGGTTCTTCTGATTGGTGTCCGCCTTTGATAGTTCGGCCGCCACGATTGCCCGTTTTACTTCGTCTTGGGTCGCGCCCCCCTTGGCATAAAGTTGGGAAGCCGTCTGCACGTTCGCTTCGAGCTGGGCGGAAGTCGCGGCGGACTTTAGAGCAGCGTCTACGACTACGCCGGCGGCTTTCTTGTCAACATTGTCCGAGACCGTTTCCGCAACGTCCGAGATTATGGAGTTGCTTTCTCTGTTTCTCCTAATGATGTAGCGAACGAGAAACACCGCTCCCGTGACAACGATGGCAACCGCCGACACTATGATGGTCCACAATAACCAGCGAGACATGCCACCGCTATCGCCACTGTTCGAAAGGTTGTCGTTGTTTGCGAGGTTGTTGACGGCGGCGTTGACGGTATTGACAACGACGTCCGCGGACATCACATTTGTAAGGTCTGGCGCACTTGCTGACTCCATA